TATTTATATAAAAGTAGAAAACTATGGCAGACACATCATTAAGAGCGCGGTTAGGCAGATTATTTGCAACAAATGTAGTTGTTAGAAGAATTGCAAAAAATCGTCTTAAGGCCGTCGATACAAATCGATTACAATCGACAGGAAATTTAACAAACAAAAAATATGTTGATAGATTTTCTGGCGTACATAAGGGTATGCCTGGTTACGGGACATATAATCAAAACCAAACATTTCATACATCAAAAATAGAATTATTTACAGATTATGAAGCAATGGATATGGACCCGATATTATCATCAGCATTAGACATCTATGCAGACGAATCAACAGTTAAAGATGCGGATGGAGATACATTAACAATTACATCTCCTAATGATGAAATAAGAAAAGTATTAAGAAATTTATTTTATGATGTATTAAATATAGATTATAATTTATGGCCATGGATTAGAAATGCATGTAAATATGGAGATTTTTATTTACATTTAGACGTTGAAGAAGAAATTGGAATTGTAAATGTAACTCCAGTATCAGCATATGAAATACGAAGAGATGAAGGATTTGACCCTAACAACCCATATGCACATAAATTTACTATGGAAAATACACATGGTGGAGGAAATAACCAATGGTCTGGAGGAGGCGGCGGTAATCCAGCAGAGTTTGAATCATTTGAAATAGCACATTTTAGATTATTATCTGATACAAACTTTTTACCATATGGAAAGTCAATGATAGAAGGTGCTAGAAAAATTTATAAACAATTAACTCTTATGGAAGATGCGATGTTGATTCAAAGAATCATGAGAGCACCGGAAAGAAGAATTTTTAAAATTGATGTAGGTAATATACCACCAGCCGAAGTTGATAATCATATTCAAAATATTATCAATAAGATGAAAAAGGTTCCTTATATAGATGAAAAGACAGGAGACTATAATCTTAAGTTTAATATGCAAAATATGATTGAGGATTTCTTTTTACCTGTTAGAGGAGGAGAATCTGGAACTAATATAGAATCATTACCAGGCCTATCTAGTGATGGTGCTATTGAAGATATTGATTATTTAAAAAATAAATTATTTTCTGCATTAAAAATACCTAAAGCATTTTTAGGATATGATGAGGGAGTAGAAGGTAAAGCAACATTGGCAGCAGAGGATGTAAGATTTGCTAGAACAATAGAAAGAATACAAAAGATATTTGTTTCTGAATTAACTAAGATTGCAATTGTACATTTATTTTCTCAAGGATTTAAAGATGAAGATTTAGTTGGGTTTGAATTAAACTTAACCAATCCATCTCTTATATATGAAAAACAAAAAGTTGAAACTCTTAATGAAAAGATTGGTCTTGCTAGTTCAATGATAGAATCAAATCTATTTTCTCAAAGATGGGTATATGAAAATATATTTGGATTGAGTCAAGATGAATGGACGGCAGAACAAGAACAAGTGATTCAAGATCTTAAAGAAGGCTTCCGAAGAGAACAAATTAAAGGTGAAGGTAATGATCCAAGGAAGACAAATCAGTCGTTTGGTACTCCACATGACATAGCTTCAATGCATGTTGCTAACAAAGGAGGGTTGTTGCCAGGACAAGAGCAAGAACATGTTGCAGGACCTGGAAGACCACAAGGACCAATTAATGGTAAATCACATAATTCGACATTTGGTAGAGACCCGCTAGCGGCTAAGGAGATAGGAAAAACATTTGCAACAGATTCTTCACCAATACAGCATAAATATAAAGGCGGGTCACCATTGAGTACAGAAAATTTAGAAGTGAGTAATTTAATTGCTTCTATGAAAAATAAATCGAAAGTCATCCAACAAACGATGTTGAATGAAGACAAAACAGATGATAATGGGACAATGCTAGACGAGAACCAGTTATTAGAAGAATAATCTAATATGGATTTCCGAATTGCTAGCATATTTATTAAAAAAATATGATTATACGGGGCGAACTTTCATGAAACGAATAAAACATTCAAAGGTAAAAAATACCGCATTAATATTTGAATTGCTTGTACGACAAGTTGCTTCTGACACTATGAATAATATGGATTCGAAGGCACTTCGAATTATCAAAAGACATTATAATTCAAAGTCAGAGATTCAAAAAGAATTAAAATTATACAGGACAATTGCAGAAGAGAAATTTTCATCAGAATCAAAAGCTGAAAAGTTTGTAGAGGCAGTGTTAAAGGCACGTGCTGAGTTAAATGAATCTCAATTGAGACGTGATAAATATAACTTGATTAAAGATCTAAAAGCTAATTATATAGTTGAAGATTTTTTCAAATCTAGAGTTAAAAATTATAAATTGCATGCATCGACATATAAATTATTTGAATTTAATTCTGCAGATGATCCTAAAGAATACATATCAAGTAAATTTTCATTAATTGAACATGTACAAACATCTACTAAAAAACAAGACAATGCCCCAAGTCTTACTTCAGAACATAAAGATGTACGTATACTAGCTAGTAAAATGGTAGTAGATAAGTTCAATGAAAAATATTCCAATTTAGGTGCATCACAAAAAAAGATGTTAAAAGAATATATTAATAATGTAACTAATTCAGTTAAGTTGAAAAAGTATATTTTATCTGAAACGACTAAGTTGCAAGATAATATATCAGCATTAAAAACATCAGTTGGAAGTAAAGTCATTAAAATTAAATTAAATGAAGTTACTAATTTGTTATCTGAATTGAATAAGAAACATACAATTGAAGATAAGGATGTGTTAACAATGTTACGTTATTATGAACTAGTAAATGAACTTAAAAAATTAGGGAGTAAATAATGTCAGCACCAAATTATCATTTGAATCATACACAAACAGGCTCATCAAATTATGAAAGATTTGGAGCATCGGGAACATTTTATGAAGTAACAGCTGTAGCGGCCGGCAGCACAGGATCTTTTGATGGAGCTGGAGGAGCTGGTGTAATAATTGGAGCAGCAGCCGGCCAAACATCAACACAACTGCATGTTATGGGCGGAGGAATAGTATTAGGATCAGACCTAACTGTTAAACAAATGTACGACATATCAGTTAGTGAAGTCCGAGCGACAGGTGGAACTGTATATGTATTTAGAAGACAACAATAGGAGATAAGGAATGGATTACTTAACTAAATTCAAAGAGTTTTTAAATAAAGAAGCTTTAGATAATATCGATGATAAAGAAGCAGAAACTAAGTTTAAAGATTTAAAAGATAAAGATATTGATAATGATGGCGATGTAGATGATTCAGATTCTTATCTACATAAAAAATTAGGTGTAGTTGCAAAAAAGACAGAAGGAATGAATGAAGCAGATCTTATTATGTCAGATGAGGCATATGATGATTTTCATGAACTTATTTCAAAATATGTAAAAGATCCAGATGATGTTGAAGATCAAATAGATCGTTTTGATGATGGCGGTTTTGATGCTATGTCAAATATGGTAATTGCTAATTTAGAAAGAGATTCTAAATTTAAAGCTTGGAAAAGAAAGTATGGTATTAAAGATCATATGGGAGAAATGTCGACTACTGCAGGAGTTCCTTACCAAACACCAAATGCATTTAGCAAGTCTGGAGAAGAAGATGAAAATGATGTTGCCGAAACGGGAGATATGAAAAAAGTTGAGAGTCAATATAAAAGGATGATCAATCAAATGATGGGATTAAATGAAGCATCATATAGAGAGTTTAAAAAAGATCCTACATCAACTCCTCAACAAAAAGTTAACAGAGGAATAAATGAAGTTAATAAAATGTTAGGTGCAATGGAAAAGATTGTTAATAACAATTTAAGACTTAAAACAGAAATGGGTGTTCAATCAAATCATTTTTGGAAATCAACAGGTAAAAGGTTTTCAAAGATAAATGAAAGAATGACTAGAATCGCTAATAGATTAAAGGAGCTTTCACAATGATACCAGATAGAACTTGGCAACAATTTATTAAGGCTAAAGAAAATAAAGATTTAAGTTTAACGGAACAAAAGAGAAAATATTCCGATGAACGTAAAAGAGTAGAACAACATAAAGCATTTATTAACTCAGGATTATTTATACAGGGACTAAAAAATGGATAAGCAATTATTAGTAGACTATACAGTGTTTGAAGTTTCGCCTACACAAATAAATGAGTCATTGACACAGAACAATGGTAAATTAGTTGTTAGTGGTGTATTACAAAGAGCAGAAGCAAAGAATCAAAATGGTAGAGTGTATCCAATGGAAACATTAGTACGCGAAGCAAAAAAATATACAGAATCATTTATTGCAGAAAGAAGAGCATTAGGAGAATTAGATCACCCAGATTCATCTGTAGTTAATTTAAACAATGTATCTCATAACGTATTAGATATGAAATTTAAAGGAAAAGATTTAGTTGGGACTGTAGAAGTACTTAGTACTCCTTCTGGTAATATATTAAAAGAACTTTTCAAAAGTGGAATCAGATTAGGTATTTCATCAAGAGGTATGGGTTCTGTTAAAGAAGTTATGAGAGAAGCAGGAGAGACATTAGAAGTACAGCCAGATTTTGAATTAATTGCATTTGACTTTGTTTCTAATCCATCGACCCATGGAGCATTCCTTTCTCCAGTAAATGAATCAAAAGGAAATATATCTGTAAATAAATTTGCAGGTGTTGAAAGAATTATAACTGATATTATTACGGAGTTTTAAAAATGGCATTAGAAGATTTACAATCACAATATGGTCCTATAAATAATAAAGGACAAAAAGGCACTGGTAAAGTTGTTGATACATTAGCATTTGATGGCGAAGGAAACTTAGGCCAAAAAGGAACTAATAGTAAATTCAAATCAACTGAAAAGAATGGAACACCAGAAAAGAAAATGGACGGTCTAGCAAAAGGGAAATAATAATGAAACTAAAAAAATTATTAGAAAGTACACCAGGATTTGAAAATAGAAAATTTGGAGACAAATTACCTACATTAGATAGTGTTCAAAAAGCATTTGAAGCTAAAAAAGATTTGAAAGAAGAAGAAGGAATGTTGGGTCAGGCTGAAGGCGGCGGATTTGATTATGATTATTTTATAGGACAAATTGATTCTCTAATTGAAACTAAAGAAGAAGTTGAATATGAATTACTTCAAACATTAGACAATTTAGCTGAAGATGAAGATGTATATGGATTGGTAAGCGATAAAGCAGAACAAGCTGCAAATCAAATTCGTAGATATATAAATGGTGCTGAGAAACAATTAGAAGGCATTAAAGATTTATTAGATAGATCAAAAAGAACAAAAGCATTTGATGCATAAGGAGACTACAATGAAAAAATATGAAAATCAATTAATGAAACATATCCTTAATGAGAAGTATCTAGGCGAGGATGAAGATAAAAAAATGACTAAAGAAGAAAGATCTGCATTTTTAGAAGCAGTATCTAATTTTCATAAGTTAGGTGAGATGGTATATGCTAAAGGTGGACTACAAGAAGTTAGTACAACATTGCAAAGCGTGGTAGAACAGGCCGAAAAATTGACTTTATCAGAGTCAGAACATTGGTTTGATAATGTTACGGTATCTAGACATATGAAACAAATGAATGAGGCTTATAAAGTATTTGAAAAGACTTCAAAAGAAATGACAGGCCTACAACAAAGATTAGAATCTGCATATGAAGATATGGGGACAGTTTTAAACCGTTATTATAAAATAGGAGAATCTTTAAAAGATTCAGAATAATATTAGGATTGTTGCAAAATAATCTTTATATTAATACTTTATAAAACATAAATAAGTTATATGAACAAACGATTAAAAAGACAAAAGTCAATATTACCTGGCGCAGTAGGCGTCAAAGTTGTTTCTTACCAAAAGAAAAATCACAAGACAGGTAAATCAGAAACAGTTTATGATATTGCACATGCATTAAGATCTTTCAAAAAAGAAATGAAAGAGGCTGGTATATTACAAGAATATAAGGAAAGAAGATATCATATTCCTAAGTCTCAAAAGAAACGTGAAAAAATGCAACGTGCTAAATATTTCCAATGGGTGTCTGATCTACACCAAGATTAAATAAATTTTAATTTTCTAGAAGGTTTTTGCGTATACTCGTATATATATTAGTATAACGATACCGTATTCCAATATACGGTCACTCAACTAATTATCTATGAGTACTTGATGTACTCCAATTGAGGCTCTTAATAGCCTTATTTCCAAATTAAATAAGAGGAGAACAACTATGGCAAAAAATGAATTGCTAAAAGAAGCAATTGCTGACGCGAAAGCGGTAAGAGAAACAGCACTTGCAAATGCAAAAATTGCATTAGAAGAAGCGTTCACCCCGAGAATTCAATCAATGTTATCTGCTAAATTAGCTGAAGAAGAAGAAATGGATATGGAAGACGAAATGGAAGCACCAGAAATGGCAGCTGAAATGGATCATTCTATGGAAGATGAAGCTCCTGTAGCTGAAGAAGGTAGAGGTATGAATGACAACGACGAAGATCCAACTGATATTCATTCTGAAGAAATGGAAGAAGAACCTGTTGCTGAAGAAGGCAGAGGCGAAGAAGAAGTAACTGAAGAAGAAGATCTAGAACTTGAAGCTATTATAAAAGAGCTTGAAGACGAAATGGGTATGGAAGAAGAAGCTGAAGAGCCTGTAACTGAAGAAGAAGAAGTTGAGGAATCAACTGTAACTGAAGCAGAAGGTGAAGAAGTTGACGAAGACATAAATCTAGACGAAATCATTAGTGCATTGAGAGAAGAAGAAGGTGAAGAAGAAGTTGCTGAAGAAGGTAGAGGCGATAAAGATGTAGACGAAGCTAAAGAAGATGATTTAGAAGAAGCTTACAACGTTATCAAATTCCTAAGAAGCAAGATCAACGAAGTTAATCTTTTAAATGCAAAATTATTATTCTCAAACAAATTGTTTAGAAATCATTCAATGAATGAAAACCAGAAAATGAAAGTTATTGAAAACTTTGACAGAGCGTCTAATTTACGTGAAGTTAAATTAGTATTTGCTACATTATCTGAGTCTTTCAACTTGAATCCTTCTAGAACAAAAAGATCAATCAAAGAAAGCTATGCTTCAAAGTCTAGCGCTTCAACTGCTCCAAGTAAGAAAGTAATTTCTGAAGGAAATGATTTAGCGGCGAGATGGAAAAAGTTAGCTAATCTCTAAAATTAAAGGAGAAAAGAAAATGAACATTAATTCATTATTACCAACAGATGCTCAAGCTAATCAAAATGCTGTGTCTATCCAACTTGAAAAGAAGTGGGAAAAGACAGGTCTTTTAGAAGGTATGAGCAATGAGGTAGAAAGAAAAGGCATGGCGGTTCTTTTAGAGAACCAAGCTAAGCAATTAGTATCAGAAGCATCTGCGACTGGTACTGGTGGTAGTGCTGAAGAGTGGTCGGGTGTTGCCCTTCCATTAGTAAGAAGAATTTTTGCAGAAATTGCTGCTAAAGACTTCGTTTCAGTACAACCAATGAACTTACCATCTGGTCTAGTATTTTATTTAGATTTCAAATACGGATCTAAACAAGGTACTGCAGGAACAGCTGGTGGTAACGATTTTGTATCTGCTGCAGGAAGAACATCACAAACAGATTCTGTATTTGGTGTAACTGACAAAGGCAGAGGAAATGGTACTGATGTAGCAGTTGAAGGACTTTATGGTGCTGGTAGATTTGGATACTCAATCAATGACGTATCTTCATCTATGTTAGCAGAAGAAAATCTAGATACAGCAACTGTTGTAACTGCAGGAGCATTCCAAACTGGATCAGCAACTATGGATATGGTTGGACACAATTCAGAATTTTTAGCATCTTCAGGATCTAATGTTGTAGCATTATATGTTAGAGCATCTGATTTAACTGGTGCTGATATGGAAGGTGTTAGAGCATTTAACGTACAAGATGCTGATGGTGCTGATACTATCTCAGCTGTTTACCCAGAGTTTACTAAAGTAGTAACAAATGCAACTACAGATGATACTGTAAGATTTATTATCAAATTAGGCGCTGCTGGTACTCCATTAGGACCGGTTGTATATTATCACAAAGCTCCAACAGCTTCAGATAGAGGCGACTTTGAAGACGTAGCTGGTAACAAAGTTCCAAATCAGTTTTCACCGGATTCATCTACTTTAGATATTCCAGAAATTAATCTTGAAATGAGATCTGAAGCGATCGTTGCTAAGACAAGAAAGTTGAAAGCAGTATGGTCTCCAGAATTTGCTCAAGACTTGAATGCATACCATTCAATTGATGCAGAAGCTGAATTAACTTCTATGTTATCTGAATATGTATCTCAAGAAATTGATCTTGAA